CGCGTAGATGTGGTTCCAGTATCGGATCCCAACATCTTCTCGATGTCACAACGGGTAACGCTAGCGCAGACACAGCTACAGTTGGCGCAGTCGAATCCGCAGATCCACAATCTCCATGAAGCATACAAGCGTATGTATCAGGCGCTAGAAGTGCAGAACATTGATGAGATTCTGCCGGCCAAGAAGGAACCGCAGCCTACGAGTCCCAGCATTGAGAATGCCAAGGGAATGCAGGGCGAACTCCTGACAGCCTTCCAACAGCAGGACCATGACGCTCATATTATGGCACACATCATGTTCATGAAGTTGCCGTTGGTCTCTACATCGCCTAACATTTATGCTATATTCATGGGGCACCTTCAGGATCATGTGTCCATGAAGGCACGTTTGACTGTGATGGCTCAAGTCCAAGAACAGCAGGCGCAGGCGCAGCAAATGGCATTGGCCGCTCAGATGGGGGCAGTAGACCCCATGATGGCGCAACAACAAATGCAAGCAGCATCTGCGATGAGTGAGGACATGGTTGAAGCCGAAGTTGCAAAACTAGAAGCACAGTTCACCCAAGAAATCATTCAGATGCTTGCACCGCCGGAAGGGCAACAAGATCCTCTTGTAGCAATCCGGCAGCAAGAGCTTGCTATCAAGGCTAACGAGTCCCAGCGCAGAGCGGCGCAGGACTCGGCAGAACTTGATTTGGAACGCCAGAAGCTCCAGCAGAGAGCCATGACTGACGCAGCGCGAATCGAACTCCAAGAGGAGATCGCGGAAGATAGGGCAGATGTGAACAGGGAACGCATCCAGACCCAGCGTGAGTTGGCGATGCGTAAGGGATAATTGGATCCAGTAACTGCGATGGCCACCGCTTCGGCGGCATTTGGAGCCATTAAAAAAGGTTTTGCGATAGGACGGGACATCGAGTCGATGGCATCCGATCTTTCGCGTTGGATGGGTGCATTATCTGACCTAGACCAGGCCGAAAAAGAGGCCAAGAACCCTCCTATATTCAAGAAGCTATTCAGCGGAAAGAGTGTCGAACAAGAGGCTATCGAGGTTTTTGCGGCAAAAAAGAAGGCGCAGCAACAACGTCTGGAGTTGCAAAACTGGATCGGACTTACAATGGGCAGGTCTCACTGGGAAGAGCTGATTCGCATGGAAGGCCGGATCCGAAAGCAACGACAGGAAACCCTATACAGGCAACGTGAACGGCGCCGGAAGTTCGTTGAAGTAATCTGCATAATACTTTTGGTGACATCGGTTGGGGCGTTCCTTGTCTTTCTTGCATGGCTGTATGTCAAAAGGAAAGAGAATGGTTAAGAAGTTTCAGAAGGACACCGAGTATGCCGAGTATGATCTGGACGGCGATGGTGAAATTACTGACGAAGAATTAGAACACGCCAAGGAAATACGAGAGACAGAGCGCGACTTGAGAAAAAGTTTAGCTCAACTGCGGATGGCGAGATACACTTTGATTGGCATGGGGGTGTTTACTGCCGCCATGTTTACGCCATGGGTATCTGTTGAACGTATTGAGGCGCTTAGTGAAATAAGCAATCTATTTTATATTAGCGGCGCCGGTGTCGTTGGAGCGTATATGGGCACCACAGCGTGGATGAGCCGTAAATGATAGACGCTTTTTTGTTGCTGGTATACTTGGGCACAGGAGAGTTCCGCAAGCTAGAGAGTGGAAACATGTATTTCTATTCAATCACTGAATGTAACTATTTTGCGAATCAAGTCTCCAAAAGGTATGGAAATTATAGACATTCAGACCTGCTAGATCCCAAGGATCGAGTTACGGCGTACTGTATTCCTAGACAGGTCAATTCAGATCAGGTAAAGGTGTATTGATGTTACAAGCACTTATTGGTCCTGTATCCGGCCTAATTGGGTCATGGATGGACTCTAAAACGGAAGAGCAACGCGGCAAATCTGCGGTTGCCAAGGCAAAGGCGGAAGCTGAAGCCAAGGTGATGGTATCTGCTGCTACGTCAACGGCTGATTGGGAAAAGCTGATGGCGAAGGGCAGTCAATCGTCTTGGAAGGACGAGTGGCTAACGATCTTGTTCTCGATTCCGCTAATACTGGCCTTTGCTGGTGAGTGGGGCAGAACCATTGTTGCAGAGGGTTTTGCAGCTTTGGAGGTGATGCCGGACTGGTATCAGTATACACTGGGTGTGATTGTAGCGGCCAGCTTTGGCGTTAGATCAGCAACGAAGTTCTTTGGAAAGAAGTAGGAGGGCGCCATGCCACTGACAAAAAAGCAGATGAAGATTGCCCGTGTAGCAGAGCCTCGCGATAAGATCACCGGTGAGGACTTTCAAGAGCTTCGTAAAGCCGATGGCGGCATAGTTAAGTTCAATGAGGGCGGCGAGGTTACTTCTACAGAGCCGAGGATCATTGAGTTACAAGAACTAGCAGAGTTTGGTGATGACGACGCCGCAGAAATTGCAAAATCTGATCTGTTCAAAGAGCGAGACACCAAGCGTCTGGACAAGTCTGTTAAGACATTTCGTAAGGGAATGAGCGTAAAAGCAGATGATATGGCTCGTGGTTGTGGTGCGGCGGTAACAGGCAAAAACTTTAGCGGTACATATTAATTGTCCGATGGATGTTGCAGACTTCGCAAAATATGTTTATAGCTTGTTGAGTCAGCGAGAGGAGCAAATCGCTGACATGTTAACATCTGGTGGTGTTCAGAACTTTGAGCAGTACCAGCGGTTGGTGGGAGAAGTACAGGGACTTGTCTACGCCAAGGAAGAAATTAAAACCCTGCTGGAGAGAAACTTAGACGATGGCGAAGACATTATACGTTCCTGATCATGTTGCCAGATCAAAAGCAAAAGATCCCGTTACCGCAGATTCTGCTTATGTAGAGGCAGACCAGCGAGTCTTAGACCCCGGTCTCATCGACAAATCCCTGAAAGAACGCTTGCCGCAACCTACGGGTTGGCGACTTCTTGTTATGCCGTATCAAGGCAAGGCAAAGACCGATGGTGGCATTCTTATTCCTGATCAAGCCCGTGAGCGTGAGGCACTAGCTACGGTAGTAGCTTATGTGCTGAAGCTAGGGCCGTTGGCTTACCAAGATCCCAACAAGTTTGGCGATAACCCAGAGCCATGGTGTCAGGAAGGTCAGTGGGTGTGCATTGGTCGTTATGCAGGGTCTAGGTTCAAGATCGAAGGTGGAGAGGTTCGCGTCATAAATGATGACGAAGTGATTGCTACCCTTCTTGAACCCGATGATGTGAAGCATGTCTAAGGAGACGGAGATGGCAGAGGCTCAAGCAATTGAAGAAGAGAGCGTTGAAGTAACGCTTGAGGACGATAAGAAGACGGTTAACGCTGAAGAAGAGCGTGTTGAGGTTCAAACTGAAGAGCCTGCCGAAGCGTCCGAGGATGAATTAGACAATTACAGTAAGGGTGTTCAGAAGCGCATCAAGAAGCTGACTGAGAAGTACCGCTATGCCGAGCGCGACAAGGAAGAAGCTGCGCGACTTGCGGATGTCTTGAAGCAAGAGAATGAACAACTCAAGACCAAACTCAGTAACCTTGATCAAGGCTACCTTAGTGAGTACGGCACTCGTTTGGATTCTCAGCTAGAACAAGCCAAGCGTGCGTATACGGACGCTCATGAGCGCGGTGACGCGGATGCCTTGTTCAATTCTCAACAGGCGCTGTCGCATATCGCCATTGAGCAAGAACGCTATAGACTTGCTAAACAGCGCCAAGAGCAACAGGCACAACCTGTTGAGGTTCCGCAGGAGACACAGCCACAACAGGCACAACAGGCACAGCCAGACCCACGAGCACAGAAGTGGGCAGAAACAAACGAATGGTTTGGTGATGACGAGATCATGACACAGGCCGCGTTTGTAATTCATAATAACTTAGTCAACGAAGAAGGGTTTGACCCATCTGGCGATGACTACTACAATGAATTGGACTCTCGTCTTAAATCTCGTTTTCCAAACGAGTTGGGGGCCAAACAGAACGGGGGAAGTACAAGGGTCGCCTCGGCTTCTACTTCCGCATCCCGCAGCAACAAGCAGGGGCGCAGGACTGTCAAGTTGTCACCATCACAGATAGCAATGGCTAAAAAACTTGGAGTTCCTTTGGAAGAATACGCTAAGTATGTAAAGGACTAAGTTATGAGTGATACAAGACAACCACGGTCTACAGAAACACGCGAAAAGCAAACGCGCAGAAAACCATGGGCACCGCCCAGCCGACTAGATGCACCGACACCGCCCGATGGGTATCGCCATCGTTGGATCAGGACAGCACTCAGAGGCGACGACGACAAGATGAACGTCCACGCGAAACTTCGTGAGGGATGGGAACCAGTCAGAGCTGACGAGTATCCTGGCCGTGATTATGCGGTTCTTGATGAAGGCACACATGCCGGTGTAATTGGTAACGGTGGGTTGATGTTAGCCCGTATACCTGAAGAGACAGCGCAGGAAAGAACCGAATATTACCGTGATCGGACACGCGAACAAATCACTGCTGTGGATCAGGACTTAATGAAGGAGCAGCATCCTTCGATGCCTATTACTAATGATAGGCAAAGTCGTGTAACCTTCGGAGGTCGCAAAGGCGACTCTGATTCATAGTGAGAAGGAGTTATTCTCATGGCAAATGCAAATGGAGCCTTTGGTCTAAAACCATACGGCATGCTAGGGTCCGCCCCAGCCTCCATGGGTACAACTGAGTATCGCATTGCATCTAACAACTCCAACCCAATCTTCCAAGGCATGCCTGTAATACCGCTTGCCGCTGGAGTGATTGATGACCTGCAAGCCGCCGCTGGTGGTACGGTTTCAATCGTGGGTGTGTTCAACGGATGCGAATATGTCAGTTCAACCACTGGAGAAACAATTTTCTCTAACTTCTGGCCTGGTTCTGGCGCGGATGCGAATTACCCCGTCAAAGCCTTTTTGTATGACGATCCAGCAATGCTGTTTACGATTGCAACGTCTAACGTACAAGGTTCTAACGATACTGAAGCAGAACTTCGTACAGAGGTGTTTTCAAACATTCAGCTTGCAAACGGTAACAGCGGCTCTACCACAACAGGTATTTCCTCTGCGACTGCGGATCTGAATACTGTCGGCGTCACAGCCTCAGACGCTCTGCGTATTATGGGTATTCTTGATGACCCAGAAAACTCAGACTTTAGTGCTGCTGGCATCCCATTAATCGTTCGTATAAACAACCACTTCAATGCTCCTAACGGTAGCATTGCACAGGGTACTGTTTCTACGACGGGCGTATAAGGAGGCTGATCAATGGCTATTTCTCGCGCACAACTAGCGAAAGAACTGGAACCAGGCCTCAATGCTCTATTTGGAATGGAGTACGACAGGTACGAGAACCAGCACGCAGAAATCTACACTACCGAGTCCTCAGATCGAGCATTTGAGGAGGAAGTGATGTTGAGTGGCTTTGGCGCCGCTCCGACTAAGTCGGAAGGTTCCGCCATCACTTTTGATGATGCCAACGAAGCATTCACAGCTCGGTACAACCACGAAACCATTGCACTGGCATTTTCGATCACGGAAGAAGCTGTGGAAGACAATCTCTATGATCGTCTCTCCTCTCGCTACACTCGTGCTCTTGCTCGTTCAATGGCACACACGAAGCAGGTCAAAGCAGCTAGCATTCTCAATAATGCGTTTACGGCTGTGACGGTGTTGCACTTTGTGACGCATCACACCCGCTTACAAACGGTAGCACGTTTGCTAACGAGCCAGGCACAGCCGCAGATCTGAACGAGACCTCACTTGAGGACGCTCTGATCAGCATCGCTGGTTTCGTTGATGAGCGTGGCCTGAAAGTCGCCCTTCGCGGCATGAAGCTGATCATACCTCGTCAGCTTCAGTTCGTTGCAGAGCGTCTGATGGTTTCTAACCTGCGTGTGGGTACTGCGGATAACGATGTAAATGCACTTCGTTCCATGGGGATGTTGCCTGACGGTTACCACGTCAACGACTTCCTTACGGA